CGTAGTCACGCAACTCGCCAACACCGTACAATGTATCAGCAGTGAACAGAGTACCGAGGTATTCTTGTTTGTACTGAGTTTGTGAACGGATACCGATTTGCTCGACCAACACGAAGCTATCCTTGTGACCCATCAAAGCGATACGAGCGATAGCTGAACCGGATGCAGGGTATGTAGAAGTAGCAGATGCTGAGTCAGCGTTGCTAGACACGAACACAGACACGCCGTACAAGCTACCAACTTCACCATTACGGATAGTGTTGCCTTGACCAGCTTCACCCACGAAAGCTTGCTCAGTGTAACGAGACAAGCCCATCAAAGTGTTACGGCTTGATGGAGGGATGATGAAGAAACGACCGTCCATAGGAACATCGCTGTCATCCAAACGTTGGATAGTACGACGAACAGCTGCGTCTGTCAAAGCAGAAGCGTTACCAGTGTTGGTGTTAGCTGTGTAGTCGAATGCTGTAGTACCGTCACCGCCGATGTAAGCAGCGTTGTAACGAGCGCCAGCAGAGCCACCGTTAGCTGTACGACCCAACTGGATGATGCTTGTGTCGATCTGTTTAGCCAAAGCGTAACCAGCGTCATCTGTGTAGAATGAACGCAAGCTAGACAAGGCTTGAGCTTCGACGATGTCTTCGATCAAACGGCTGTATTCGTAGTGGTTGTTGATAGAGATGTCCACAACGCCTTCAGTTGCAGCGATCAATGTTACTTGAGTCGAAGCAGCCTTAGCTGAAGCAGTACCACGAGTTGGAACTGGGATGTGAACTGTGTCGCCTTTTTTGCCTTTGAACGACATCTTTTTGATGAGGTTCGCAGCAACGAGGTTCTTCTTGTATGCAGCTGCAATTTCATCACTCCAAATCTCTGGAATGAAGTTAGCTGCGGTGGTGGTGGTTACGTGGTTAGTACCGAGTGCCATTTTAAAAGTCCTTTAGTTTGTAAATTTCAAGATTATTTGATTCGACCCTCTGCGTACGCTGCCATGATCTCCGGTTGGAGGGCTTCATAACGCTCGGGATCTCTCATCCTTAGCTGAATAAGGTCAGTGCGTCGATAGATTTTCTTAGACGATTCACCTGTGCCTCCAGTATCAACAGCGGCAGACTTCAAACTTTGCTTACGAGCTGTATCGTCTACAGCAGCGACTTGTTTAGCTTGAATATTCTTAATCTGTTTGAAGGTAGACAACAATTCATCAGCACTGTCAAAATCAAACTCTGCATCGGCTTTCGCATACAGACTTGTACGGACGGGAGACTGTTTTACCCACTCCGCAAAGTCAGGATCCTGAACAACATTAACGTAGTCAGGATGTTTTTGGTTAAGTTTTTGCTGAATCTGCATCCGTTTGAAATCTAAAGCAGCTTGTTTAGCAGCTAAGACATCCGGATGGTTATTAACAGTTTTGAGAATCGCTTTCTGAGGATCTTCGAAAAAATCTACTTCAGGCTCTTCTACAGCGGGTTGTGCCTTACTGGAGAGATTCTGCTTGATAAGTTCGTCAGCTAGTTTACGTACCTCGCCAACTTCCTGAGCTTGTTTACCAATGAGCTTCTCAGCCTCTTGGTGCATCTTTATGATATCGTCTACACTTTTACCCTGATATTTCTCAGGAATGATAGGTTTCTCTACAGGTGCTTCAACTGCTTCTTGGGTCGATTGGTCTTGTTTATTAGCTTGTAGGTTTTCAACTACGTCTAACTCACTACCTTGCATCTCTTCATTATCGTCATCAACTAACATACTGTCCCTTTCCTGCCGATTTACGGTTCTAGGAGTTTTAAAATAAACTCGGTATTTCTACTTATGAGTTCTGCTTTTTTTCGATTGCGATCTTTTCATTTCGCTTTCGTTCCCATGCGTCATAAGCTGTCGGGAAAGAGCCTGAGCAGCCTTCTAACTTCATGGTTGGTGCGCTGATTACCCTAGCTGCTTCCCTACCGCATTTACTACAGAATAGGTGCTGTGTATCTGGGTCAACTAAAGCTTCAGTGCGGTGAGAATTAGCACAAAGAAATTCAAATATACGAAGAGCCATTTAATGTTGCTCCTCTTGTTGGGATTGAATATCCTCATACGCCTTCTCGTACAGGCCTCTCAGCCCGTAAAGCCAGTTCAAAATATCCATCTGTCCCCGACGAAAGTCTAAAGTATGTGTTTCCGTGACAGAAGATAAAGTGTCGTAGCTATTCTTTATCCGAAGAATATCCTCCATTAAATCCTTCCACCCTTGGGTAGACATCATCGAGAAGGCTTCTTCGTAGTATCTTTGTAGTTCTTTGTCCATATTCAGGAGAACCTAATAGTTAATAGAGTTGTAATGTAAACTAAAAAGTTAACTTTGTCAACCCCTTTACAGCAATTTATTAGTAATTTTTGCTGTTTTTATACGTTTGCATGGATGCGATACGCTCATTAGAGGCAATATCGGCAGCTTTCAGGTTAATATTCTTCTCTTTCAAGAGCAAATCAGCTACTTTGACTCGTTTCTCGAAGTCATCACCTTGATTTAAGTTAGTAGCTGCTGACTGAACGATCTTAACCTTCATTTCCTCAGGCATCAGAGCAGTCTCAACCTGAGTCTGTTGTGCGTTAGCAGCTTGCTCCTGAGCCTTGGTCTGGAGAACAGCCAATTGAGCCTGTGCGGAAGCCATTTGGAGCTGTAACTGCATCTGTTGCTGCTGTTGCTGCATCGGATTAGGCTGAGACATCTTCTCAAGCTCTGCAATCATCTCGTAGCGGTTGCTCAGAGAGCTGTTCTGTACGATTCCCTTCAGGATAATAGGCAATACAGGTGTATTTGGTCCTAAAGTCTGGAGGAGAGAGATAAACTGCTGCTGTTCGTACTCACGAGCCATGATCCCTAAGGTAGCTGTAGGGATAAAGTTCATGTCAACTGAGGGATAACGCTCAGGATCGAACTGCATATACCTAAAAGCAGCCTTCTTAATGAAAGGCATCAGGAAATCTTCTTGGAAGTTGGTCAAAGTACGCTTGTACTTCTTGATAATCGAGGCAACAGCCATCGAAATACCGCCTTGACCAGCGTCACGAGACACTGAGGACACCATTCCTTGGCTATCCAGAGTGCCTGTAGCCTGTAAAAGCATACGCTCAAACTCTTTCGAGGTCTGCATATTGGTTCCGTCTGTACGACCGAAGTTAAACGGCTGGAGAATCTCAGATGGATTACCGTTGGTCAGGATGGATTTACCGGGACGTACCTCAAACTTAGCACCACGAGGCAGACGAGTAGCGTCCATACCGATCATAGGAGCACTTGTGAGCGCTAAAGAGTCCATATGGCTACGGATTTGAGCGTCCACAGCCTTCTGCATATTGTAGGCCTTCTCAATCGTTCCACGACCCATCAAACGATTAGGAACTGTATCGTCTTGATACAAGACAATAGGACGATCCTTCATCATGTAAGGATTCTCTTCAGCCTTCAAGAGCAGACCATCGTTAGCGATAACGACGATAGCCTCGACTAAGTCAGCGTAGTCATCAGCGCTGGAGTCCTCTGGGAACAAATCTACTACCTCAGCTTCCTCGTTCTCAAGCTGCATGAGATACTCACGAGGGACTAGACCGTAGTAAGTTAGAAGTTTTACCTTATCGTCTTTGAACTGAGTGGACTCTTGAGTAGCCTCTAAGCTATCCTCTGAGTACATAGGGCCAACATCTACCTTACGATAGATACCGTCTTCCATCCCCTTGACGATCTTGTGCATCGAGACATACTTCTCAATCGCTACACCCATACATTCTTCAACTGAAGTACCGTTAGGATCCCAGAGGAAGTTCTTAGGGTTCACAGGAACGATTTTAACAGCTGTTCTAGGGGCTTCAGTGACACCGATGGCAGCTTGGCCTCGGATACCGGGAATAGGCATCGTAGCTGGCTTATATTCCATCTCTTCCTTGACTATGATCTCACCGATACCTGTACCGTAGATCTCAGCCATTAACTCGATCTGGTCGATAGACTTACGGATCTTGTCTTTACCGAAGTCCTCCATCAACTGAGCCTTCAAGACTTCAACGTCGATGTCGTTACCGTTTACGTCCTTGATGTCATCTTCGATGTCGAAGAAGTCACCCTGACCGAAGATGGCTTCCATGATCTCAGCGTGACGAGTCTCAACAGCTTGCTGAGTGGCTGGAGACACTAAACGTGAACGCTCAGACTCACGGGTCTTATCCTCAGCAGCCCATTGACCACGGAAGATACGCTCGTATTCCTCCCAAGAATCTAGGAAGTTAGTGTCACGGTAATCACGCCAACGATCACAATGGTCAACGACGAACTGAGTTAACTCTTTGTCTGAGTCACTTGGTTCTTCCCACTGAGTACCTTCGTTGTTATCCATAGTAGCCATGTAATTCCTTAATCTTTTGTGCTGTCTTCAAACGGGTTGTCATCAACTTCTCGCTTGGAGCTTGTTATAGGACCGCCTACGAGCCAAGCGCTACAGGTTCTATCAGCTGCACATTTGAAGTCAAATAACTCACAGTAGCCCAATTTAGCGCTATCCATGACATCCTGTGCGTAGCTATCTTTTTCCTCGTCAATCCCATCGTGGATACATTGGAGCATCTCAGGGGTCTGAATGAACGCTGAACAGTTACCGCAGCGCATACTCTTAGCCTGACTGAGGCTAGTTTGCCACTCGTTAGCTCTTTGATTCCAGAAAGCACCGTTAGACAGTTCTGGGTTAGCAGGGCCGTATCCGTACTCTTTAAAAGCTTTGTTCCTATTAGCTAGGTTAACTTCTATGTTGTGAGTTGCTACAGGACAAGTGTTTTTCATATTTAACGAAATATACAGTAAAAAGTTTACTTTGTCAACAGGTTTTTATTACCATTTAACTTTATCAGCCCAATACGCTGCTGACATCTTCCCTTTAGCGATGTTCTTAGCGTGTCTGGCTTTGAAGGCTTCGTTACGTGCTGACCCGTCAGGGCTACCTTTGACACCTTGCTGACCGAAGCGAATCAGTTTGACCTCATCACCTTCTTTAGCCAAGACAGCATGGCTCTTAGTCTTATGTCCGGGAGTCTTCTTAGGCTTGTTGTAACCTGAGAACTCTTCATTTCCACGTTTGATTGTCATATGTCAATACCCGCTGATTACGTCTAACATCTCATATCCATCGTCTTCGTAGTCCTGCTGGTAAGACGTTACAGCAAGCTGGTCTACGTAGGCTAAGGAGTCAATTAAGTCATCGTGAACGCCTGTGGCAGGGAACATCAGGTATTGATCCTCAAATTCCTTCCAGTTAGCATCCTCGTTCAAGGTAATACGACCATGCTCGAATCTACCTTGTAAAGCCCAGACAACCCTGTCTACCTTCTTCTTGTTCCCATGTGTCAGGTCTTGGATGTGGCAGTAGACATTGTTCTTCCTCATCAAGTCCTCTAGGTAGTGCATCACAGCATTCTTTAGAGCACCTCGCTCAATCCCTACAGCGATAGGCCTGTGTTCACGGACTGCTAAGAGGATCTTTGAGGCAGTCTCTCTGATATCCCATCGACCGTGGATGATGTCTTTGATCCACCAATCTCCGTTGTCTAAGATCTTCGCTATCGTGATCGCTGACTCATCTAGACGCTTCTTAGAGGCTCCTGCTGACTTAGCTACATCCTCGAAGCCAGCTAAGTCGATAGCGATGACGTACTCACCGTAGCTAGGTTCCTCTGAGTACTTTAACCATTCCTCTTTAAATAAGTCTGAACCAGCTGTATCGAAGGAGGACAGGTATTCCTGCTTAAAGGCGAAGGAGCTAAGAGTTCTCTCAGCAGCTTCAATTTCCTTAGGATCAATAGTCTCATTGTCCTTGGTCGTGTAGTGCCATGAACACCACTCATCGTCTTCTTCTTGCCCTAGGTTATAGACATCGTAGAACCAGTTACGACCGCTAGGAGTGGAGATGAATAAGGCTCTACCTTTTTTATCAGACAGGGAAGCTCGTATGATCTTCTGCCAGACATCTTCCTTGATAAAGGCACACTCGTCTAGAACTACGTAAGTAAGAGACACACCACGGAGAGAATCAGGATTATCAGCCCCTCTAACAAGAATCTTCCTACCGTTGACAAGGGTAATCTCCAAGTTATTGACGTGGGATGTCTTAATGACAGGCCTACCTAAGTCAAGAAGGAGATCCCACATAATCGTTCTAGCTTGTCCTAGGGTAGGGGCTATGTACATCACAGCTGACCCTTCAGGACAGTTCAGAGCTTCAATGAGCAGGGTCACCGCAGAAAGCCTAGACTTCCCACAGCGACGACCTGCTGCAACCACTTTAAACCTATGGGTGTCCTTGAAGACCTCTTGTTGCCACTTCAACAATTCAAAGTTAAGAGAGGTCATCTATGTCCCTTGAACTTACGTCTATCGACTTTACGTCTTGGATATCCACTTCAATATCTTCATCGTTAACCACTGTAGTAGCTTGACCAAGACCCATAATGTTAATGCTAATAGCAGGAGAGCCACCGCCTTGTTTTGCTTGTTCGAATGCTGAAATAGGGACAACACGATCTACGATTAACTTCCACGCAGCAGCTTGGTTCTTATGTTCATCGTTAAGGGCTGCATCGAAGATAGCCTCTAAGACCTTAGCTGACTTAGGGGAGTTAAGCATACGAGCTTTGTACTCGTCTATGATAGCTTTATCACCCTTGGGTCTACCGATAACCCCTTTGTTCTTATTCTTGACTGCTGTCAGCTCTGATTTCTTTGGTCTTGCCATCTTTGTCCTTATAGGAGATAGACTATTAATAATAGACAATATATGTACTCTAAGTACTTTAAAGTACCTAAGACATTTAAACTTTACGGCTTTAAAGCCTTATAAGACAGGAATCTAAATGAATATATAACTATTATTATTTATTACTACCCTTGTGTCTACCTAAGGAAGACATTAAGGAAAGCTTTAATAGTTTTACTCACTTAGAAACTTCCTGTATTTAACTTAGTAGCCTGTCTACTAAGCTTTTCATTTGAGTTCCTGACAGATAATCTGTAAAGGTCATTATACTGGTCTTTTCTCATTTGTCAAGTCTTTTCTGATGTAAATTGTAAAATAATTAAATATATTTGTCTTTTCCCTATCTTCATAGGCCTCTAGTGTCCACTTCATAGGCTCTCTAGAGCCTCTATGACATGGCTCCTGTGAGCACTTTCCTGTCTCCATTATCGTACTTATCTGATCTGTCCCTAATTCTTAACAGAAGTTAATGATTTTTAAGGTGTTTTACCGTCTTTTAAGACCTTTTCTTATTCTACTTTTTTGTGTACTTAAGAGGCTCCCACAAAAGTTCTACTACGTCGCTAACCCCTCCCCCGTATCATCAGTGTACTTATAATCAGTATACTGTCTAAGTTATCCACAGGTTACTCACAAGGTACTCATAAGTGCATTATAGTGCAGGTGTGTAGGGCTATGTAGGTGCATTATAGTACCACCTAGCACTACCTAGTACTACCTAGGTATTCATAGGGTAAACACCTAGTCTTAGAGTCACTAAGTTAGTGAATACTTACATCGGTAATTATCACCAATACAGTGCATCAGAGCACATCATAGCACTATATTAGTGCATAGGGCAAGATCTATGCCAATAAATGCACCTTAAAAGTGCTACATTTACGTAGACTATAAGTATTCATTATCTCTCAAGCTTAGGGTAAACCCTTAGATGCTGTCACTTTATAGTGTTACTATCTTATAAAAGTGTAATTTAAAAGTATTAATAAAAAGTAGCTGGCATGGTTTTAGCTATATATACAAGGTGACAGCGAAGAACCCTCGAGATAATCGGGGTCAGGGAAAGGGGGAAACCCTCTCAGGGAGAAAGCCTCAGGTTACTGGGGTTAAACAAACGAGTACCGAAAGCCGCTGTCACACTATCAACTGACCAATTAAAGGGCAAAGACAATGAAGCAAGATTACACACAAACAATTTTAGGGTTTTATATGATCCCTATCTGGTCTCAATATTTCTGCGAATGGATGCACCATGCTTTCGCTGATGATGGATTCGGCAACCTTATAAATATCCCTTCAAGGTCTTTTCCAGTCTACGCTATCGAGCAACTCTACAATCAAGGGGCTTAATTATGTCGCATAATGTAACTGATAAAATTATCTATGTCTTAGGCTTTGTCGCACTCATAGTAGTGTGGCTAACACTATAATTTCAACTCTATTAATTGACCAAGTGAAGGGCTTCAAAATGACAGTTAAAATCAGCGTTACATCTAAACTAGATGGCATTAAATCTTGGAGCTTGCAAGCATTAGATACTTGCCCGGGTTCTATAGAATCACCGGGGGTTCTAGTTGATGCTTGCAAGGGATGCTATGCAACCACGGGAAATTATAATTATCCGAACGTCAAAGCACCTAGAGCACATAATAAGGAAGACTGGCAACGACTAGACTGGGTTGACGATATGGTGCAAGCTCTAGAAGATAGTAGATATTTTAGGTGGTTTGATAGTGGCGATATTTACTCTCTTGGGCTTGCAGAGAAAATATTAGAGGTAATGATTAGAACACCTTGGTGTAAGCACTGGTTGCCAACTAGAATGCACAAATTCCCTAAATTTAAAAAAGTGCTCCAAGATATGCAAAATTTAGATAATGTAATGGTGCGTTTTTCAAGCGATAGCGTTATCGGACAATTTATTGAAGGCTTGCACGGCTCAGTTATTATCCCTACAGTTGACAATGCAACAGATAAAATGACAGTATGTAAAGCTTATGAAAATTTAGGGAAGTGCTCTGGTTGTCGTTCTTGTTGGAATAAATCAATCCCTGTTATCGCATATCCTGCACATGGCGTTAAAATGTCGAAGGTAATTAAAATTAAATCAATCTAATCAAAAAAAGGGGTTTACTATGTCAGTAAAAACTAACTGTACCGCATGGGTGCTTGAAGGGTTAACTGTAACGGGGTTATATCTTGGCTCAATACCCGTTGAAGGCAAAATAAGACTATCACGGGTTAAATATGGGGGTAAAGTGTCGCATCACTTAGACTTAATTAAACCCGTTGAAGTGTATGGGGCTTTACGGGATAGCGTTATTTTAGACAATGATGAAATTTTAACAATCAAAGGGTGATACTATGATCAAGACAATGCTAGCAAAATATAAGGGTATATGCGCCGATACTGGTGCGCCTATAAATGTAGGCGATGAGATTCAATACTGTACAGTCACAAAAAAGGCATGGATAACTGAGCACGGAGATTGTCGAACGTCAACGGGTAATGGGCGTTATATTTCGGACGTTATACGTATTGGAAATAAGGAATTTTACAGGAATAAAAAGGGATTGTGCATTGATGCGCCATGCTGTGGTTGCTGTACCCTGTAAACGATAAAATTTTAACGTATAGGGGCTTTTAAAGGCTTCTATGCGATACGATTTTATTGTATCAATTGATCAACTAATCAAGTGAGGATTCTATGATTAAAAACAAATGGAAATTATTTGCTTTACGTCATCATTTAAGTGACTGGTCAGGCGATGCTATAGCATTGTTTGACGAATTAGAGACAGAAGAGGATTTACTATCTGTCTTTAAAAAATACGATGTTATTGCATGGTATCCTTTTCAATACATGGAGAGCGATAATCCAGAAGAGCTAGCAAGTGCCATTGTAGGTATGGCAGATCAAGCACAAGTTACAGAAAACCAAGAGGGGTAAAACAATGTACAACTTAGACCAACTTCAAGAAGTTTATTTTGATATTTGCGATTTGATCGCATCTGAGCCTGTATTGATGAAAAAGAAAATAACAGGTCTATCAGAATTCAACACATTAGGTGAATTCCTAGAATATCAAAAAGAAAAGCTATCAGAAATAGAAATCTGCAATAAAGAGGATTAATAACAATGCTAAACAATCGTGATTTTATAAGCTTAGAGCGTAGATTATGGGCAGAGGGCAACCCATTATGCGATGAGTTAGTCTCAACACGTGATGAGCTTTTATTCCTGCTGAAACAATCTAGTAAAGTACTAGAAAAGTACTCACACGCTCTAAATGCTTTCGCAGATAAAGACGATGTAGATTATTTCCTAGAATGGGATAATTTTACAGACACAATCGACAATCTAAACTATCATTTGGGAGATTAACAAATGACAAATGACGAATTAAAAACAAAATTACGTGTATGGGCTTATGAGCGTATGTGGGATACCATAGACGCAGGTTTAGAGCCTGATGACGATTGGCATGAGGTAGACTCATCTATCCCTGAATTAGAGGGAAAAATAGACGTTAATATCTTCTATGACATGGATGGTATTATTAGAGCGTGTGCTTATGACATAGTGACAGATGAAAATGGCATTAAGCATACTAACTGTGAGACATGGATAGAGGTGTTCTAAATGACTGAAGACGAATTCGACACTCTATTCGATACAGGTGAGCTAGACTGTGATTTTGCAATGTACATTAGCGAACGCTATGACGCATGGGCAAAGCATCAAATGCTCTCGTATTGGGAAGATCCTGAAACGTACATTGAATACAGGGATAGCTACATCCAAAAGCGTAATATGCTTCAAGATGCCTATTTCGAGGGGAAAAACCCATTGGATAGCTTTCCAACCATTAGAGGATGAAACAAATGACAATGATTATCATTTTCTACACAGTTGACTATTTGATAGCGGAGGATCTGTGGTAAAAAAACAACAGTCAGATAAACCTGATCCGTATTGGCCTTTTCCTACTCAGTCACCACCTAAGCCGTGGACAGATGAGCAGATTAAGGAATACAATGACAAACTGAACGAGGAAGCACCGCTGTAAAGCCTTTAAACAGGGCTAGAAGAGGTTAATTTAATAAATCCATACATGGAGAAGGGCAGGAACGGAAAATTCATTGTAGAGCTTGTGATAAATTGTTGACTGACTATGAGGCAACGAGGAAGAACGCTAACACTTTCGAGTTCATAGACCTTTGCAAGGTTTGTTTCGAGGATGTGAAGGCTATCGTGCCTACCATTGACAGGAAAGACCTACTAACTGAGTCGGATTTAGATGAAGACTTTGACGATCCGTCCTCAGAGGACTATGATGACTATATAAACTATATAGTATCTAGAGAGAACTATGACATTTCATAGAAGTAAAAATACAACTATTAAAGATAATATTAAAAATATCTTTAAATCATTAAAGTTTCTTTAAAGAGGATTTGACCATGAAAATTGAAATGCTTGATATTGATAATGTCGATTTCGAAGAAGCCTATTACATTCAGACATTGAATGATGTCGTTGAATTGATGATCAACTACGGACACTTAAAAGTCTTAATGGACATTGGGAAAAGAATACAGGAGATTGATCAATGATTATGTCTATCTGTGTGTTTGTTTTAACTTTGATAAAGGTGAGTCTAAAATGAGTGGTAAAGCTATATTGGAATATGATTTGTCTAAACCTGAGCAAGTCTATGCGTACAAATGCGCTGTAAAGGGCTTAGAAGCCTGTCAGATGCTTGAATCAATGAAGGCTTGTGTCAGGGGCTACCAAGCGTACAAAGGTGTCTCTGAGAGCGTCTTAGCTGATTTGATCTCAGACTTAGACAAGTGGGAGGATGTACGTATATGACAGGTTGGAGAAAACGTGGTGGGGGTGTTATGAGCGATGGTGGTAAGGGATCAGGCAGACGTAATGAAGACGTAAGCAAGATCAATTCTAATTGGGATCAAATTGATTGGAGCGTGAAAAACATGGAACATGACGAATACGAACATGATGACGATGATGAGGGTTTTGACTGCCCGATGTGTGGTGGACAGTTTAAAGCTAACTCTATGGGTAACTATCTCTACTGCGATGGTTGTGGACATAGACAGGAGCTAACAGATGACGATGACTACACTTAAATCAGTTGTTAGACCACATATTGCCTCTAAGTTTCTCAGGCATGAAGCCTGTGAAGCCTGTGGTAGCTCAGACGCTAACAGCGTTTACGATGACGGTCACACGTACTGCCATAGTTGTCAAAAATATAACCATTCGGCGTACACATCAGGACAATATGTCGAAAATGTCGAAGAAAATCGACAAGTACCTACAAAAACGAAAGTATTTCAGATGAAAGCACAAGGGGAAGTTAAAGCGATACCTGACAGAGGGATCTCAAGAGATACCTGTGAGGCATTCGGAGTGACTCAGACGCAGGATAAGCACTACTACCCTTATTTTGACGAAGATGGTCAGAGGGTTGCCCATAAAGTGAGGAATTTGGGCATTAAAGGATTCTCGATTGAGGGTAACTTCAACAAGGCTACTTTATTCGGTCAGAATCTATTCACAAAAGGTGGTAAATATATCACTGTCGTTGAGGGAGAGCTTGATGCGCTTGCGTCTTACCAGATGACAGGCTCAAAATGGGCTACAGTATCTATTCGTAATGGTGCTCAGGCAGCTCTAAAAGACTGCAAGGCTAACTACGATTACCTAGACAGTTTCGAGACTATCGTGCTCTGTTTTGACGGGGATGAAGTAGGTCAGAAGGCTGCTAAGGAAGTTGCTGAATTATTTGGCAACAAGGTCAAGATTGTTAAACACTTAAAGGATTGTAAAGATGCTTGCGATTATCTCATCTCTGGTAAAACTGCTGAATTCGTCAGCAACTGGTGGAAAGCAGAAGCCTATGTCCCTGACGGGATTGTTGCTGCCAGCACACTATGGGAGTCAGTCAGCACACCAGAGCCAGCAGCTGAAGCCTTCTACCCATTCGGAGGCTTAAATGAGCTTCTCTACGGCATTAGACCAGCTGAACTCATTACAGTCACAGCTGGATCAGGTCTCGGAAAGAGTCAGTTCCTTAGAGAAATCTTGTTTAATATTCTCAAGACAACTAAGTGGAATATTGGAGGAATGTTCCTCGAAGAGTCAGTGCGAAAGACTGCCAGATCAATTATGTCTTTGCACGCAAATAAGAAACTGCATCTCCCAGACACAGAAGTAACTGAGCAGGAATTGAAGGAGGCTTTCGATGCTACTCTGGGGACTAATCGTGTCTTTCTCTTTGATCATTTCGGCTCCCTTGCTATTGATAACGTCATCAATCGTATTCGATATATGTCCAAGGCTTGTGATTGCCGTGTTGTTTTCTTGGATCATATCTCTCTCGTTGTCTCTGGTATGGACGGGAATGATGAGCGCAAGAGCATTGATGTCTTGATGACTCGACTACGTACTCTGGTGCAGGAAACAGGGATTACCTTAATTTGTGTCTCTCACTTGAAACGTCCAAGCACTAGCAACAAAGGCCATGAAGACGGGGAAGCAGTATCATTGTCTCAGTTGCGAGGCTCAGGTGCTATTGCTCAGTTAAGTGATGCTGTGATTACTTTGGAGCGTAACTCTATGAGTGATGACCCTGAAGTCAGGCATACTACTAAGGTCGCAGTTGCTAAGAATCGCTACAATGGACTCACAGGCCCTGCTTGTGCTTTGAAGTACGATATGGTTACAGGACGCATGGTTGAGAAAGTATTGGAGGAGCTGTAAATGCAAAAAGAGCTTGATGATGAGATATGGCAATTATATGTAAAGTATAAAACTACTGAAAACAGTTCAAGCGATTGGCAATCTTATCGTATGGGTTACAGAGAGGCTGTATTACAACAATATAAGCGTGATGCAAGGAGAGCAGCAACAATGGAAAAATACAACAAACGTAAGGGTCTTAAAAATGATTGAAATGTTAATTGTAGGATCTACAGGGATAGGTTACGCTATCGTAGGTACTTTGCAGGGACTCAAGGGTGAGTACTCAAACATGGCTATCTGGTTGGGCTACGCTGTAGCTCAGGTTGGCTTATTTATGAACTTGAAGTAAATGAGAATTGCTTTAGACATTGAAACTAACATGGCACATGATGTGATTCATCTATGTGTGACTCGGGACATTGACACAGGGGAAGTAAGAGTATGGAAAAAAGCAGACGGGTTATGGGACTACTTGAAGGACGCTACAATAATCGCAAGCCACAATGGGATCGGATTCGACTTTCCGATCTTAAACAAGCTCTGGAAGACAAAGATTGGACTGAGACAAGCTTACGACACACTCGTAGTGTCAAGACTGCTAGAGCCAACGAGGGAGGGAGGACACTCTCTGGAAGCTTGGGGAGAAAGACTAGGAATTCAGAAGTTAAATTACAAAGCAACGTGGCAGTGGATGATGCACAGAGAGGAAGAGTATGATGGAGAATGCTTTGATAAACCTGTTGAAGCTTTGCTTGAGTATTATTGCAAGCGTGACGTCGATGTTCTTGCTTTACTTTATCTTCATCTTTCCAGTGATGTTAGTTTACAAGGCTTCTCTTTGGATTCTGTCGCTTTAGAACACCAAGTAGCAGCTATCATCAAGAAGCAGGAAACCAATGGATTCAAACTCGATGTAGTTCACGCTACCTGTCTTCTCTCTGAACTAAAAGGGAAGATGAGCGCTATCAACGACAAGATGCAAGAGATATGGCCTCCATACGAAGTGGAACGTATAAGTGCTAAAACAGGTAAGCAATTGAAACCTGAGACTATCACTTTTAACCCTGCATCTAGACAGCAGATTGCTGAGAAGCTCATTGGTCTTGGTTGGAAGCCTGATAAGAAGACTGATAAGGGTTCAGTTATCGTTGATGAGACAACCTTACAAGGACTTAAATGGCCTGAAGCTCAAATGATTGCTGAGTACCTGATGCTTCAGAAACGCATAGGACAGATTGAATCGTGGATAGAGGCTCTAGGACCAGATGGTAGGGTACACGGTAGAGTGATCACAAACGGGGCTGTAACAGGCCGTATGACGCACTCTAAGCCTAACATGGCACAGATCCCTAACTCAGGTTCACCTTACGGACCTGAATGTCGTCAGTGTTGGACTGTCGAGGAAGGTAACGTCCTTGTAGGGTGTGACGCAAGTGGTTTAGAGCTACGGATGTTGGCTCATTACATGAAGGATGAAAACTATGTCAAAACAGTTACTGAAGGTTCTTCAAAAGATGGAACAGATGTTCATACTGTCAATCAACACGCTGCTGGATTGCCCACTAGAGATGCAGCTAAAACATTTATCTACGCATTTCTCTACGGAGCAGGACCTGCGAAGATTGGAAGCATTGTTGGAGGAAGTGCGAAGGACGGGCAACGTCTTATTGATAGGTTCATGGCAGGGACACCATCTCTCAAGCGCCTTCGAGACAAAGTTGCAGTCTATGCCGCTAAAGGATTTGTTCCGGGTCTTGATGGACGAAAGATATGGGTTCGAAGCGAACACGCAGCACTTAATAGTTTGTTGCAAGGTGCAGGAGCTGTAGTGATGAAGAAAGCCCTTGTAATCTTTAATGACAAACTCAAAACTGTACAATTTCCTGTACAATTCGTAGCGAACGTACACGATGAGTTTCAGTTTGAGACACAAGAGGCTTACGCTGATATAGCTGGTAAAATGGCTGTACAATCAATCAGGGAAGCTGGAATAGCTTATAATCTTCGTTGTCCTCTCGATGGGGAATACAAAATTGGGAGGAATTGGCGTGAAACTCACTAAAGATTTATTTACAATTCAAAAGGTAGATAAAGCTGAGTGTAAGAAGTTGCTTTTAGAATACCACTACTTAAAAGATCACAGTAAAGGTTTTAAAAGTGGTGTGAACTACGGACTCTTCTTACAAAATAAGTGTGTTGGTATTTGTATCTACACAGGGTTTCCTGTTCCAGAGCTTGTAAAAGGAATGTTTGATCTTGAACGTGACGATCAACTAGGAATGTATGAACTAAGTAGATTGGTTTTACATCCAGAAGTACAGAAAGAAGTTCATAACTTAGCGTCTTGGTTTGTTTCTCGAACACTTAAGATGTTAAGGAAAGAATTTACAGTACGTGCTGTACTCTCATATGCTGATGAAGACTTTCATTCAGGAGTTGTCTATAAAGCTTGCAATTTCAAGTACTATGGATTGACTGACCCGAAAAAAGACTTCTGGCAGATGAAGGAAGACGGTTCTTATGTTAAACTCTCTAGAGGTCCAACAAAGAACTTGCAAGGTGAGTGGAGAACTCGAAGTAGAAAACACAGATTTTTATTGGTGTTTGACAAAACTTTAAATTTAAAGTGGAAGGAACCACGTTGATAGACAGATCGGATAAAATTAAATCTCAGATTATCATGAACATAACCGATAAAGAGTTTATGATCATGCACTCTGATAACATGGACATACTCGATGTATACTTGGTGCTCTCAGCGGCACTAGCGTACATTGAGGATGAAGCGGAAGACTGCTCTCGTAAAGAAGGCAGTTATTTACAATAATCGGCGAAAGCCCAATCCAGTAAAAGGAAAAGAAAATGTCAGCAGATTTAAAACCAGTTAAGATCAACGGTGAGTTGTTTTGGACTAAGTGGATGAACAACTTGAACACCAAGTTTAACGAGGCTAACGATAAGTACGAATGCACTATCGGTAACATCAGCGATGACGATGCAGCGAAGCTCACAGCTTTAGGCATCAAGGTTAAGCACAAGGATTCACAAGGCAACTTCATTGTCTGTAAGTCTAAGTACGCTATCAAAGCTTTGGATTCATCTCTCAAAGAGTTGAACATTGAAGACTTAGGTAACGGATCAAAGTGCGTAGCTGTTGTAAGCTCATACACTCATCGTATGTCAGCTAAACACGGTAATGCACCATCGTTGAAGAACTTGATGGTCACGCAAGTGGTCACTTATGTCCCAGAGTCAACAGAAGAAGCCCTGTAAAGACGTAAGGCCTACGGTAGCTATCATCGACGCTGACATTCTCTGCTACAGAGTAGGGTTTGCCTCAGAGGACGTTGATGAAGCTATCTGTCTGGCTCGTGTGACAGAACTACTCCATGAAATTGTTTACTTTGATCTCAAGTGCGATGACTACAGAGCGTACATCACTGGTAAAGGTAACTTTAGATACGAGATAGCTGTCACAGAGCCTTACAAAGGCAATAGGAAGGACGCTAAGAGGCCAATCCACTACGAGGCTATCAGACATCATTTACAGCGCTTAGGGGCTGTTTTAACCGACGGTCAAGAGGCTGATGACGCTGTAGCTATCGACGCTACTGAAAGTGGTGGATGGATTGTCTCTATCGACAAAGACCTAGATCAAGTTGCTGGTTGGCATTACAACTTCGTGAAACGTGAAGAGTACTTCATCACTGAGGAAGAAGGGATCAAGAATCTCTACACTCAGGTGCTCACAGGGGATCGTATTGACAACATCATTGGCTTGAAAGGCATTGGACCTGCGAAGGCTGCAAAGCTTTTAAAGGATTGTGTAACTGAAAGGGATTATTATGATGCTTGTGTCAAAGCTTACGATAATAATGAACTTCGTGTCATTGAGAACTTGAATCTGTTATGGCTACGAAGAGCACCAAACCAAACATACCAAGTACCTTCTATCTCGTTGGATGCGAATGGACAGTCAAGTTCATAGAGGACTTAGGGGACTACGGTTCCTGTGATTGTTCCACTCAGATCATTCGTATCAGAGCAGGAATGAACAAGGTATTCACTGAACAAACCTTTTACCATGAACTCGTTCACGCTGTCATGTTCTCTATGGGACATACTCAACATGATGAAGTCTTTGTGGAGGCCTTCGGTGCTTTGTTACATCAATATGAGAGAACAAAGAAATAATGGTAACACGTAAAACAACAAGCTCTAAGAGAGCTGCTGCTTTGAAACATGGGTGGCGTAGCGGTCTTGAGGAAGATGTCGCTAAAGCTCTCACAGCAGCGGGTGTTCCTTTCACCTACGAGGAAGTCAAGATCAAGTACATCAAGCCAGCGAGTGAGCATCAGTACACACCTGACTTTGTGCTAGATAATGGCATCATCGTGGAGACTAAGGGACGTTTCCTTATCGCTGACCGTAAGAAACACATTCTCATCAAGAGACAGCAACCACACTTGGATATACGATTCGTGTTCTCCAATAGCAATCAAAAGCTAAACAAAGGATCACGTACAACGTATGCTCAGTGGTGTGTTAAGAACGGTTTTCAGTACGCTGACAAGACAATCCCTGAACATTGGATTAAAGAACGTAGAAAGAAGGTGAGTGATGGAACTTACGTTAGTTAAAGAATATCCTGATGGTAGCGCAACGTACACTTTTGACATGACGGATGCTGAAAGGGTACAACTACTCAATTTAGGAATCATCACAGCTCTTAAACAAGGCATTGAAGAAGGAAAGAAATACGATGACAGTCAAATTAGTGTGGGTAACACCGGAAGCGGAGAACAAGATTGCGTATATGGCCCGTGTGTCAAATCCGGCAAATCAGAACTCCAATGCGTCTGCGACCAGATTGATAAAGTACCTTATTGATCATAAGCATTGGTCGCCATTCGAGATGGTTAACGTCTGTATGGAGATTGAGACAACGAGAGACATTGCTAGGCAGATCCTACGTCATCGTAGCTTCTCCTTTCAGGAATTCTCTCAGCGTTACGCAGTCACTGAAGGATTTATCCAAGACACTCAGGTACGTCTTCAAGACCCTGTTAATCGCCAGAATAGCCTGTACTCAGATGACTTAAGTCTTCAGTACTGGTGGGAAGGAATCCAGCGTAGAATCATCACAGAGGCTAAATTCCTGTACACAGCAGCCCTTGAGAAGGGAATCGCTAAAGAGGTTGCTAGGAAGCTTCTCCCTGAGGGTTTAACGATGTCTAAGATGTACATGAACGGTACTCTTCGAAGTTGGTTACACTACATTGACATTCGTTGCGATGAAGCAACACAGAAGGAACATCGTGAAGTAGCTGAACAATGTCGTGATATTATCTTCGAACAGTTTCCTACGATCAAGGAGTTATATGCAAATGAATACTGATGAAATTATTGAGATGGCAAGAGAGGCTGATTTAGATTGGCATACAGGCTGGACTTTAGATGATGAAGTGCCAAACCGATTTGAAGCCTTTGCCAAACTGGTAGCAGCTAAAGAGCGTGAGGAAATTTTGAATATGTGTGAACCACCAGAACATAGCCATCAATTTGTCCACACATTTAAAAAGCTAATTCGTGCAAGAGGTGAATCAAATGGGTAAACTTGTTGTACACTATAGGCCACCACCATTCAAGCCTGATTGGACTGACGGATGCTACAAGGTATACGTTGTCGATCACCCAAGGCTAGGATGTCGTTTAATGACTACATCTAAGGTTCTTAAGGACTACGGTAACGGAATCTTTGAGACACAATGGGTGGTGTATCATCCAATCGACGGAGATTTTAATGACACTTAACAAACATAATGCGCTGGAACAGTACTTTCACAAAATCATCAAACCACTTAACAAGGAGCCTTCTATGTGGGAAAAGATCAAAGATTTCATTCTCGATAAACTGACTAAACCTGATCCTGACGTAGTCACTGAGTTTACCGATAAAAGTCTTCCAGAGTCCGATAGCAAGGATAAGCTAGTGGTTGAGATGTACACAGACAGTTACTACAGTTACGAAAGAGATGAGACTGTGCCTCCTGTTCACACTGTTTTTTACAGTGATATGACTTCAACATGGTTTGATATTGTTGATTCGTTTCTCGATGAGCTTGAGAAGCACTTCGGATACAACATTAAAGAACAGGTTTACTACTCAGTACGCTGTCCTTTGAATCATCCTGATTTCAGTGCTTACGGTAGACAGATTAACGATGAACGGTTTCAATTGTTATTGTTAGCTCACCCTGAACTTTATGAGACAGGTGAAAAACTATGAGCAGTAGGATCTTGATTATCCCTGATACTCAGGTCAAGGAAGGTGTTCCTACGGAGCATCTCACTTGGGCTGGTAAAGCTATCTGTGATTACAAGCCTGACGTTGTAGTGATGATAGGTGATCACGCTGATATGCCTAGTCTGTCTAGTCATGACATCAAAGGATCTAAGTACTTTGAAGGCCTACGCTACCAGAAAGACATAGATGCTGCCAAGGCTGGTATGGAGAAGCTCCTGAAGCCTTTAAAAGACCTTCAGAACAGTCAGAAACGGTCCAAACACAAGCCTTACAAGCCTAGGATGATCCTGACTATGGGAAACCATGAAAACCGCATTGACAGGGCTGTAAACAACAACCCGATGCTTGAAGGACTGATCTCAACAAAGGACTTAGAGTATGAAAAAGATTGGGAAGTATATCCTTTTCTACACCCTGTGTTTATTGACGGTGTTGGTTTCTCTCATTACTGGCCTGTCGGCGCTATGGGTCGCCCTGCTGGAACCGCTGCTGCTATCATTAACAAGCTACATATGTCGTGTGTGGCGGGACATCAACAAGGTAAGCAGGTAGCCTATGGTAAGAGGGCTGACGGGAAGTCTATCTGTTCTATTATTGCTGGATCTTATTATCTTCACGATGAAGGATACATGGATCAGCTCAGTAATAGACACTGGCGTGGCTTGGTTGTTCTCAATGATGTTCATGACGGACACTTTGATGAAATGTTCCTATCCATAGAGTATTTACAACGAAAGTATTCAAACGATGAAACCAAACGTAAAACAGATTGAAGAGTACATGGCTGAGTTAAACTACATGGAAAGTAAAAATAATACTAAAGGAGTAAAGTTTGATGACAGTAAACTTAGATGGAGTTTAATTCCCTTAGATGCTTTACAAGATGTGGTAAAAGTGTTAGAATTTGGGGCCAAAAAATACGCCCCTGACAACTGGAAGTACGTTGACAAGGCTCAAGAGCGATATTGGGATGCTGCAATGCGTCACATAGTCGCTTATAAGCTTGACAACAAAGCCGACAGTGAGACGGGGCTTTCTCATCTGGCACACGCTATTTGCTGTTTGCTATTTTTACTTAACTTTGATAACCAAGAGAACAACAAATGAAAATGACACCCTATCAGACATACATCGCTAAGTCACGTTACAGCCGCTACTTAGACGATAAAGGTCGCCGTGAACATTGGGACGAGACAGTTTCCCGCTACCTGTCCTTCATGTCGAAACATCTACAGGAAAAGCATAACTTTACGATAGACTCAGCCCTCCATGATCGCTTGTACAATGCTATTGTCAACCTTGACGTTATGCCCTCAATGAGAGCTATTATGACTGCTGGAGAGGCTCTGGAGCGTCAGAACATAGCTGGTTACAACTGTTCATATCTCCCTATCGACGATCCTAAGGCTTTCGATGAGGCTATGTACATTCTCCTGTGTGGCACAGGCGTAGGATTCTCTGTGGAGCAGAAATATGTCAACCGTTTACCTGAAATTCCTGAAAAGCTGTACGAGTCTAATACTGTGGTTCACGTTAAAGACTCCAAGGAGGGATGGGCAAAGGCTCTACGACAGGTCTTGGCACTGCTCTGGGCGGGTGAAGTCCCAAAATGGGATGTTTCATCTGTACGTCCTGCTGGAACACGACTCAAAACCTTTGGCGGTAGGGCGAGTGGGCCTGAACCTCTTGTTGACCTATTTAAATACGTGGTCGCCAAGTTTAAGAGTGCTTGTGGTAGAAAACTTACATCCCTTGAAGCGCATGACATCCTCTGCAAGATCGGGGAAGTGGTGGTCGTGGGTGGTGTTCGTCGATCTGCGATGATCTCTTTGTCTGATCTTTCAGATGATCGTATGGCTCACGCCAAGGCAGGTAACTGGTGGGACGGTCAAGGCCAACGTGCTCTAGCTAACAACTCAGCTGTGTACGACACAAAGCCCGATGTTGGGCAGTTTATGCGTGAATGGAGCAATATCTATGAAAGCCACTCAGGGGAACGTGGGATTTTTAACCGCTATGCTTCAGAGCTTCAAGCAGCTAAGAACGAACGCCGTGTACTCGGTAAAGAGTGGGGTACTAATCCTTGTTCTGAAATTATTCTTCGTCCTTATCAATTTTGCAACCTCAGCTCAGTTATTGTTCGTGCGAATGACACTGTGGAGTCTCTCAGTGAGAAGGTCGCTATTGCTACGATACTGGGTACTTTTCAATCGACGTTGACTAACTTCCCATACCTACGTAAGATCTGGCAGACAAACACAGAGGATGAGCGTTTGCTAGGTGTCTCAATGACAGGTATCTTGGATAATAAGTTCTTAAACGATGTTAACGATACCTTCTTACCGTCACGTTTACAGGAATTAAAGAATGTTGCTATTGCTACTAACGCTGAGTATGCTGACTATCTTGGCATCCCTAAGTCTGCTGCTATTACCTGCGTCAAGCCCGAAGGAACCGTATCTCAACTCACTGGTACAGCTTCTGGTATTCATCCTCAGCATAGTCAGTATTTTATACGGCGTGTCAGATCTGATAACAAAGACCCTCTGACACAGTTCTTGAAGGAATCTGGCTTCCCTGCTGAACCTTGTGTGATGAAGCCTGACTCAACTACTGTCTTCTCATTTCCTATGAAGGTCGAGGAAGGCGCTAGATTACGTGAAGACTTGTCAGCCATTGAACACTTGAATCTGTGGTTGACATTCCAACGTCACTGGTGTGAGCATAAACCCTCTGTGACTATTTCAGTGAATGAAGATGAATGGCCTAAGGTAGGCGCTTGGACATGGGAGCATTTCGATGAGATTACTGGAGTTTCATTTCTGCCGATGGATGGTGGCACTTACCGTCAAGCACCGTATGAGTCCATCAGTTCGGAGATTTATGAGAAACTGGTATCTGAAATGCCTACATCAATTGATTGGGAAAGGATGGTAGAGAACACTGACAACGTAGAAGGTGCTCAGATGCTTTCCTGCACTGCTGGTGCTTGTGAAATTGCCTTCTAAAATTGTTATCCTCATGCGGGTGGTCGAGATGATCACCTGCTTTCATATTATCGCTAACACTTGGAGGCATTGGTCATGATAATTGATTTCTCATTCTCAGGAGGCCTAGTATTCGGTATCTCACATACTGACGAGGCTATGATAGAAGTAAAAGATAATCACTTTGAGCTATGTAACGCAGTCTTAATACACCTAGGATTATTTACAATAGCTATTCTTTTTACGTAGCGTAGAAACTAAAAAGCCCACCTTTTGAGTGGGCTTCTTTTTAGACTTACGCTTAAGCTTTACTAAGCTTTGTGGTATTCAGCTTCAGTTAAGATACCGGGCTTGTATTTACCTTCAGGCTTGAAGATAGTCAGCTCTTGTTGTCTCATCTCGGGAGCGAAGCTAATGTGCATCCAACGACCAAACTCATGGATCATCTGATCGAACTTAATACCAGCCTTCTGAACTTCCTGACACAGTTGGTAAGGAGTCAACTTAGAGCTAGATACGTCGATAGCCCAACCATCCATGTGAGAAGAGACTTTAGAGCCTCCTACAGCCACGTTCACAGCGGGTAGACGTAGCCATGAATTGATCTTTAAAGGGCCTGTAACGGCTCGTAACTGCTCTAATTTAGCAGCTGCTACCTTCATGTTCTCCAACTGTAAAGCTGAAGGCTGATTGTCGATACCGTTACGTACAGCAGTCTCGCTATAGGTAGCCTCTTCCAATGAGAAATGTTCACTCAGCTGCATCTTTACTCTCCCCTACTTTAATGCCTGTAATCAAGCCAATGAATCCACCAACGATGGTTTGAAAGGCAGGACCTACGATATCAAACACAATCTTATCGTCTACTGTTGTATCCAGCAAAGCGATAACAAACATTGCCACCATAGCGACAACAACCAATACAAGAGAGCCTGTAGCTGTGATTACACAGAAGTCTTTAATATTCATTTATTTTTACCTACCTTATCAGCTAGTTTTTCCATAGTCCTACCACCGAAGTAGAAAGACATTACGAGCATTCCCCACTGACCGAGAAGCTCAACGTAAGCACCTCTAGTCTCGTACTCAAAGATAGAAGCGATAGCGAAGCCACTGTAGGCCAACAGAAGGAATATCAACACCATAGGACGAATGTTCTTAGACAACCAAGAGTCAGAAGACATATCTGCCTTCAAACGGTCTGTTAGGTTAGTCTGCTCAACTTCGTACTCTTTAGCGTCAATTTCTTTAAGCTTCAATGCAAGCTCAGGGTTGTCTTTCAAGGCTTGTGTGACAGCGCTAGGGGTAGCTTCCACGCCTAACTTACTAGCGATAGCGTTGATAGCCATGCCTCCCATAGGACCCATTACAGCCGTAGCTAGGGCAGGTGCAGCCCCTTTTAACATATTTAATAACTCGTTCATTTACCTACACTCCTATAACACATTTCTACAGCGTCTTTAACGATAATATACAGATATAATTCAAAAGGAAGGAGAATAAAGAATAACAAAGTCAACATAATAAGAAAACTTATGTATGCTGTCTCGCTAGATGAATTGTTATTAGCATTGCCCATACTTCCAGTACTATTAGAGCCATTACGATTACCCAAGCTATTCGCTGTCTTATTTTGGAAAGGATTCTGTTTCTTCGTTGCCATTCTTCCTTTCTCTTTCTAATGTTCAGTAGATGAGTAGCTTCCTGTTTTTCCTGTACTATCCCAAACATATCTACGACATCTGTGTACAGAGCACCCAACTCAGGAGGGCTTTGGTACACCATAGTCTCTCTAATCTCTTTCTGTAGCTTCTCCATCTCTTTTAAGGCCACTACATGGTCCAAGGAGATGTCTAACAGCTCATCAGGAGGGATAACAGAGGTATCTATCCTTAACTGCTGTTCAGCTATCTTCTTCTTCATCGCTATCATTGCTTTGAAGAAGATCTTTAAGTTCTTTATGAGATCTTTCTTAATCTCATGTTCATCATGCTCCTCAGGTTCTACCTTGGTGCGTTGATTAGGTGGCTTATTCGCCTCATTTTCTGCGGTGATTACAGGTTCAGGAGGTGGAGGAGCATCGTCACTAGGGAAGAGCTTAGACTTGATAAAAGCCCATATCCCTATGACTTCCTCTACGTGTTCCTTAGCCTCATCTATGGTCGCCTTAGCCTGTAAGACAACACCTTTATATTCCTTGTAAAGCTCACATCCCTGCTGGATAGCCTCTACTGCCTTGAGAGCACCAGCAAGGATTACGAGAGGCATTACACCTTAACGATTGACTTCGTTTAATACAGGAGCACCAAATAAGCTACCAACTCTAGGGGCAGCTTGTTGAAGTTGAGCACCTACTTGACGAGCGAGATCAGGACGAGAGCGTAACAATGTATCCATAGCCCTCTTACCAGCGTCTGTGTACATGACAGCAGCCACAGGAGAAGCAGCTAAAGCTACAGCGCTACCGCCTAGGTTAGACAAAGCCAAACGACCTTCCAACGTAGAAGCTGAATCCCTACCTAAAGTCTCCATTGCAGCTTCAGCTACATCTTGTCCTCTAGCTGTTCCTCTAGCAAATGCTCGTTTATTACGGGTAACGTCTGCCTGTCTGACAGCCATCTGATAGTTCTTAGGTGTAAATACACCGTTTACAGCACCACCGTTCGCAGCAGCACGTTCCATGACAGCTAAATCACCGTAGGCACTGTCTACTCGACGGAGCTGAGGAGTCATCTTAGGATTCTGATTGTACAACTCAGCTTTAAAGACTTTTAAAGTCTCTTCCAGTGCTTTACCAATGTTCCTATCAGATGCTGTTGTACTGCTTAAATAATTAGCAGCTTCCTTACGTAAGTCTGACTCAATGGCCTTATATTCTGCACCAGTTAAAGTAGTCTTATCGAAACGACTTAAGGCAACATTATTCAAGACGTTGATAGCTGTCTCTTTCTCAGCAGCGGAAGGTAGACTAGCTTTGTTTAAAGCAGCTAAGATTCCAGATGTTGTCTTAAAGTCAAGATTGAAGTTAATTTTATTTAAAACATCGTCATACTTGCTTGAGACTTGATCAGCTGCATACTGAACAGCATCACGACCTATCACCTCGGCTGGTAACTTATCGTCAATCTTTCCTAAAGCCTTATTGATAACGCTCTTGTTAAAATCAAACAATACCTTTTCACGTGCGTTACGTACAGCTTCACCAATCAAAGGAAGATTCTGTGCGAAGTCTTCAGCCTTACGATAAGCACCGCCAAGCGTCTGACCAACTGTAGGAGTAATTCCTAGATCTCTCATTGTCTGTTCAGCTTTAGACACAAGAGGATTTAAGACAGATCCAGCAGCTTTGGTAGCTACTTCACCTAATTTACCTCCAACAGCTCCCATAGCAGTCTGTTGAGTCTTCTCACCTACGAAGTCACCCGTCTCAGTCACAGGAGTTAAAGCACCTTGAATAGCTCCAGCGATAACAGGAGCAGCTCTAACACCAGCAACTAAGTTAGCAGGGTTTACAACATTACCGGCAACTCGACTCCAATCAGTACCTTCTGCGCCAGCTGCTTGACGTTCAGCCTGATACTGTTGTTCACGTTGAGGGATTACCTTCTCAGAGAATGCACGAGCTGAAGCAGCCACGGGACGGCCCATGACAGTTACGCTCTCAGGAACCTGCTCTAAGCCTTTAGCGACTAATTGAGCAGCACCGTAGACAGGGTCCATTAAACCTTGTACAAAGCCGCTAGGAGCCTCTTTAGAAGCTGCAGGAGCCGTAGTAGCAGGAGCAGAGGTAGTCTTACCTAGATAAGACTCAATCTTAGCGATTGCTTGTTCATTTGATAATCCATCAGGTAAATCGTAATGTTTACCTTCATATTGATATACAGGCATGGTGATCCTTACTTCAAGACAATTGGATTATCTACAGTACCAGTTCCTTTAGGTGCTGAAGGCTGTTTAGGCATTCCCGGCATATTTAAAGCACGTTGTTTAGCAGCTTCTAAGTCTGTTTTAATCTTAGTTACCTGTGCGTCAAACTCTTTCTGCTTCATCTTAGGATCTAAAGCACCTACAGCAGCTGTCAGTTTCTTACCTTCAGCATCAGATAAAGCTCCCATGCCCTTAAGAGCAGCAACTTGAGGAATAAATGTCTGTGCTTTGAATGTCTCTAATTGAGAAGCAAAACCAGCAGCATCTGTACCGGGAATCATAGACACTAAACCACCCGTGACAGCTCCGACAACTGACTTTTTACCGGGATGTGAAGCAATAACATTCAGTGTATCTATAGCGCTATCAAATGCGGCAACTCGACCCTGTGCTTGAGACTGTAAGGTGGCTTGTTTCTCTGCAGCTTTATCCTGTAAGTCTTGAATACGTTGCTCAATTAATTGACGCTGGACATCGCTATTAGCCCCACGCAAAGCAGCATTCATTTGAGCGATTTGAACCATGATAGCATTACGATCAGCTGCAATCTGTTCAGAACTTTGAATTCTTTCACGAGCTAAGGTTAAAGCTTGTTGTCTCAGTGCTTGACGTTCATCTATCTTACTTTGAATAGCGATAGCTTGTTGAGCAAGAGCATTAGCGCCTTGGATATCACCAATCTCAGATAACTTCTGAGCAGCCATAGCAAGATCTTTAGAACTTGTCTGATCCACACCTTGGAGGACTTGTTGACGAGCGCTTAACATCTTTAATTGAGGGTCTTCACCGCCTAAGGCACGACCGATTAAACCGCCAATCATATTTCCAGCTGAGTAAGCCCCGTAAGCAGCTCTCTGTGTTGGATCTAACTGAGCGTACTGAGCAGCTTGATTCTGTGCGGCTTGCTGTTGAGCCAAGAACTGACCCATTTGATACTGTTCAGGTGTCTGAAATAATGATACTTGATCTGTTGCCATATCTGTCTTCCTTTAATACACGTATGAAAGGCCTGAAGTATCTCCTTCATACCCGTAACCCGTACCGCCTGTGCTATATCCCCATGTATTAGCGTAAGGATTAGGTGTTGAAACAGGTGCAGCAGGTTGCTGAGGACGATTAAACAAGCTATACATTAGATAAGGATTACTTGTAACGCCTGTAACAGCACTTGCCCAAGGAGAATACGAATTAGCTGCTTGCATTGCCCTTGCAGCTCCCACACCACCCTCCAACAGAGACCGACCTACGTTAGCTCCAGCTGTAGCCGATCTATTACCAAGTTCAGCACTGACTTGCAGCGGAGACATAGCAAGTTTATCCAACTCAGCTTGTAAGCCAATATTAGTCTGGAATGGAGAGTAAGCGCTAGACAGTAAGCCCTTACCGTAGTCAATCTGTTGTTGTGCAGCCTGTTCAGCTCCAGAAGCCAAAGCAGCATTCTGTTTAGCGATAGAGTTGTAGTAAGCAGCCATTTCAGGGTTAGTAGCAGTTAAATCACCTGCTGTGGTGGCTCCTGTAGCTAAACCTGCTCTACCTGTCTGGAATAGGTTGTTACGAATACCTGCTAAGTTTTGCTCATTTAGAGGGTCCAGTAAAGCACGTTGTTGAGCGATGTAACGCTGACGTACAGCTTCAGGGTCTTCACCAATATATCGCTGTCCAAGGCTCAGTAACCGCTGTGACGCAGCTTGAGCTTCAGGAGCTTGACTAGCTAACCAGTTCTGATAAGCTTGTATCTCAGGCGATGCAGTGTAACCAGCACTTGTAAGCCTGTTACCGTCCATTGTAAAGTTGGAAGTACCAAAACGATTGGTAATCCCTACAGGTCTAAATGCCTGTGCTTCAGCGGCAATACGTGCAGCTTCTAACTGAGCTGCTGCTGAAGTTTCTGCTGCGCTTGAAGCAGCTCCTGCGTTTGCGCTTGATGCGTATACTGTTGCAGCGGCGGCGGCCCATCCCGGCATATTAAATCTCCTTAGCTACAAGAGTGTGTGTAGCGTTATAGCCTAACTTAGAATAAAAAGAATCCAACGGACCTTTTAAATTTGAACTAGAGAACAATTGTTTGCACCCTAATTCTTTAGCGACTTGTTCTAGTAACTGAAACATTTGCTTTCCTATTCCTTGTTTTCTGTACATCTTTTGAAGATAGAACATATCAACTTGACAACATTGATCACCGTAGTAAGGGCTATTAAACACCATAAAAAACAAATAACCTACTACTTTATTTTCTTTATTTCTAGCTGTTATAACGTAAAGTTTTCTTAAAACTTCTTTGTTAAAAGCAGGTAATCTTGTGTTAAAGTCCTTCCAATGCTCTAAAGACAACTCATCAAAGTTATCTATAGCATCGAAAGAGTCAAGCTGAACCTTCAATATGTACCACCGTCAATGGTTGCGTTAATACTACCTGAGATCGTTACGTTGACCATTGTCACAGTACCTGAGAACGTAGGAGAAGCTAAGTTAGCCTTAGTTGCCACAGCTGTCTGAATAGCGTTAAACTCGTTGTCAATCTCGACACCGCTAACGATCTTATTAGCGTTACCTGACGCTAAAGAGTCCTTCTCAGCGAAGTCAGTTGTTTTGGTGTAATTACTCATTATTGGGTCCTTCCTAGCTTACAGAATACGTCTAGTTTCTGAAGACTTAGTTCAAAATTATTAACTTGTGCTTCCACGCCTATCTGGAGAATACTACCGCTACCACCTGCTTGAACACGTTGGTTATCAAAGACAATACCCGTAGTATACTCTGCTATTCCATATTCTGCAATACCGTACTCAGCTACAACGATATTACCTAAGGTAATTTGTCTAGAGGCCATACCGCTGCTGTAGTCGAAGCCATACTTCAATGTCACGTTAGCGTTATTACCACCGATACAGGTAAAGCTAATCTTCTTCAATACTTTAATCTGATTAGGCTTACTTAAGTCAAAGTAGTTAGTAAAGTAAGACATACGGAAACTCTGTCCGTTATCCCAATGAGAACTGTACTCACCTACGTAACCTGCGAAGCCCATCAAGACTTGTTTAGCTCTGTTGGCAAACAAAGCCTTAGGAACTAGATTCCAAGTTGTAACCCTTGCAGCACCATCAGGTAAAGCTCTACGAGTATCGAAACAGTACGTAGTGTTTGATGTAGGGAAAGTGATTAGGTAGAAGGCTTGAGAGTCTGAGTAAACAGCTTTGATGCTAGATAATGTCTCAGTGCTTAAATCGTTGACTAGATCATCACGGACGTTAGCGCTAATGTCTCTAAATGGAGCTGATTTCTCTTGAACAGTCCTGCTAAGAGAGCGTACCCCGTTATCAGACAGGAATAAGACATCAGTACCTGTGACAACAACTGAATCACGAGCACAGCAGCCAATACCTGAGACTGTATCCTCTAACTTCAATGCAGCAGGATCTCTAGCGTTTGAGTACACCAAGATCTGTCTACGTCCGAAGATATACAGAAAACCGTTATGGGCAGCTAATGCTGTGATCTCATCAGCACCGTTAGGCCAGATCTCAGATACGTCTAACGTACCAGCAGTACCTGTAGACAAGACATGGCCTGAAAGTAGATCAGAGAATTGAATAATGCTCTTGCTTGTCGCTGTGGAGGCATTCCAGATACGTCCGTAAGCGCTGATGGCACAGTTACCGTTCTGAGCCGTACCTAAGTGACCTGTCTTCTCGGAGAGCCTACGATAAGTAGTTGTAGATACAGCAGGGTCGAACACAAGTGGATCATGACCAGACTGATACAGATACAAGACTCCGTTTAAAGGAGCCATTTGCCAGTTATTAGCAGCTATCGTAGGAGTTGAACCACCACCGCCATAGGTCAGGGTAGTTAACGTAGATCCAGACAGTTTAAAGATGAAGCCACCACCTGCACAGATAGTGTAAGACGTACCGTCAAGACCGATTAACTCACCGATAGCTTCGATGTTATTCTCATCTAAATCTGTGTTAGCTGTGTTGATAGCTTCCCATCCTTTACGAGCACCGATACGACCAAACTTGTCGATGATACAGTTCAAGGCTTTGGTAGCGAAACCAGCTTCAAGGGCAACTGAGCTATCCTGAGTGTTAACACCCATGAAACCCGGAGCACCAATCGAAGCAGCTACAAGTTGTTCAGCCATTATAGAGGATTCCAGTTCATTTCATCTTCGTAGTGATTACGCTCGATAGCGACCTCATTACTTAAAGCAGATCTGTACAAAGCAAAAGCTTCTGAAGCTAGATTACCACCGTCCTCACCACGTTCAGCGATAGCTTTAGCGTAGGCTAACATCTCAACCAAGTGAGCAGGAACTAAGATACGAGTAGAATCAGCTGTCAATGTAGCTTGAGGGACAACTAAGTTAAAACGAAGAGTCTCTACAGCATTAGGGACAGGGAAAATATCAACCTGAGTGTCACCGTTCTCATCTACACCGTTGAAGTTGTAGTAAATAGGGCTACCCTTCTGATAATTAGTCAAAAGGAATTGCTGGTTCATCCACGTTGTAGGAGCGCTACGCATCACGTAGTCTTTACTATCATTTAAGATGTCGATAACACGGAAACGAGTACCAGCACCTGTGAGAGTGTAGTTGTAAGTATCAGCTGCTGTTGTTACAGTGATTGTCTGAGATAGACTGTTCCAATCTAGAGCGTCTTCAACTTCACGTTTAGCGTCATTGACCATGATACCGATCATGGCAGCGTAAGCAGTACCTGTATCGACACTGGACACAGTAGGCTCACGAAGACGCTTCAGTACGTTATTAACAGTTTGTAAATACGTAGCCATGTTTTAAATACCTTCTTTCTTCTCTACTTCAAAGGTACAGATATAAGAAAAAGTGCTACCAGCTTCAGAAGTCATCTTAATCGTGTCCCCCGCCTCTAACACCATGTAAGCGCCTCCATCTAATTTAAAGTATTCTTTAGAGGCGATTGTATACTGATTTAGAATGTAAATATCTGTATTAGCACTAGCGTCATGCCAGACAACAGTCATGTGCTTAGTAGATCCTGTACCGTTCAACAAGTACATTAAGTTCCACTTAGCGTAGTAGCCAGTTGGAACCGTGTAGATTGTTGTCTCAGTGGCAGCTGTTAAGTTACCACCGTTGGTGAGAGATCTCATTTAAGCTTCTTAGCCTTGTTCTTAGCTGTACGTTGACCACGCATGGGCATCTTAGCCTCAGACATTGCGATAGCGATAGCCTGTTTACGATCTTTCACTACAGGACCACCTTTACCGCTATGGAGAGTACCTTCTTTGTACTCACTCATAACCTTACCCATCTTATTTGTCTGTTTCTTAGTAGCCATGTTACATTGTCCTCTATTTACTCTGATTTGTCAATAGTCTTACTTACATCTTTGTAGATTTGGTACACTTTATGACCAATCATCAAAGTAGTGTATATCAAGGTAGCCCATAGAACTAACTCTGATACTTGGAAGCCAGCCACAGTAGCTAGACTAACTGTCACAGGAGGGGCTGCCTTAGTTACAAGAGCTGCCCCTGTCTCCGCAGATAATCCGTGGTCTGCCATTGCTTACTCGTAAAGAATGTTAATAGAACCAGCGTCAAAGGTGTCTGTTCCGTTGACTGTTGTAATACGAACTCGGTCTAATGAGCCTGAAAGAGCCACAGAACCAGCACAAAAATGACCTCTAGTCCCATCAACAAGCGTTCCAGAATCAACCCATGTATTTGTAGATGAGTTCTGCAAAGATAGCGTAATTGCTCCTCGCTGCGTATCAGCAGCACCAAACAAATATGTCAAAATAAATCCAGCAGTTGAAGACGCTGCGGCATTGTTTGTTAAAGAAAACGCTTGGGATGTATATCCGCTTGTAGTAACAGAACCAGAACCAATTTGAATTAAATAATTTGATGTTCCGCTAGTTGACACGCCTACAAACTGAACAGTAATACGTTTAACCCAAGAAGGGATAGATGTAAAGTCAATGCTTGTGCCGCTAGTTGAGGCAACTGAAGTACCGCTAACTAAAGGACGTACAACTGCTGTAGCGTCTGCAATCGTACCTGCGGAAGTAATCCCGCTTGTTCCATCTAAAGTTATAGCCATTACGCCCCCTCTTGAGTTGCCAACCACTCTTCAAATTTAGCCTGACGAGTCTCTTCAGCAGCCTTAGCAGCCAAACGAGCAGCCTCTTCAACTTCCCAAGCAGCGTATGCCAAAGCAGCAGCGTCAAGCTCCTCTTGTGTCAGGTTAACTACTTGAGATTCGCCAGTTACTGCGTTTACTTCAATGCGTGTTGTCATGATTTTTATCCTTCGTAAATGATGTTGATTGTTCCAGCGTCAAATGTGTCTGTGCCGCTAGATGTTGTAATACGAACAGCAGTCAATACTGCGCCCAATGAAACATCTCCAGCACCTGAACAAATTGCTCCAGTGCTATATTTTCCAACATGGCTTGAAACCCAATTATTTCCATTGATGTTTGTAATTACCATTTGCCCTGACCAAACACCTGCGGCACTTGTAAGATACTCAATAAATCCAGAAGTTGATGAAACTAAACTATTTCCACCTGCAACAGCTGCTACACCTGTTGACAAATATCCGCTAGTTGTAAAAACTGTGTTACCAGTACCTAGTTGAATTAAAAGACTTGCTGTTGAATTTAAACTCACACCTTGAAACATCACGGTAATTCGTTTAGCCCAACTAGGAATCGAAGTGAAGTCAATAGAAGTGCCTGACGTAGAGGCAACAGCAGTTCCTGACTTCAATGTTCCGTAAGCACCAGTGGATGCCACAGTTAATTGAGTCGTTCCGTTGCTTTGCAGCTCTAACGTACCGCTAGTGTCAGCAGACTGAACTAAACCTGAAGAAGTAGATGCGTTTAATGTTGTACTCATGATTTACTCTTATTCGTAGAGGATGTTAATAGAGCCAGCATCGAAGGTGTCTGTTCCGTTGACAGCTGTAATCCGAACACGGTCTAAAGTTCCTGATAAAGTTACATTACCAGAAGACATAATAATTGCGTTTTGTCCAACATCGTTAATGTTTCCACCAGATACCCACACATTACTACCAAGAGTGCATATTGAGATATTTCCTGTAATAGTGTCAGATGCGGCAGAAATAGCTTGAGTAATAATAAACCCTGCTGTACTAGAAACCTGTGCGCCTGTGCTTGTTGCTCTTGAAACGTAACCAGTTGAAGTGACAGGACTTTGATAACCTAGCTGTATCAATAAATTACTTGTTCCGCTAGTGGAAACACCGCTTAACATCACGGTAATACGTTTAACCCAAGACGGTATTCCTGTGAAGTCAACTGATGTTCCGCTAGTAGATGCAACCGAAGTTCCAGCTGTGATAGCGCTATTCTGACCTGCTACAACAGCAGTACCAGTGACAGCAGGAAGTGTGATGGTATTGGAGCCAGCTACCGCAGCAGGAGAAAGCGTTACAGCTCCTGAGGTGCTTCCATTTAATACGACTGAACCCATAATGATCCTTTATTATTAAAGAACAACCCAACGAGAACCGTCAGGGATAGTAATACTGATTCCACCTTCAATAGTGATAGGACCAGCTGACATAGCAGATTTACCTGTTGAGATAGTGTAGTTAGCCGTTACAGTCTGAGAGTTCTCGTAGAAGACATCGTCTACGTTGCCCCCTGTAGCACCGATTCCTCCAACCTGTACGATTGTATCAGAATCGTCACGACTATACAAGCGTCTATCAGCTAAATTAACAGCTAATTCGCCTTGTACGAGGTCAGATGTTGTCGGTTTATCCCCTGACGTAACACTGTATTTTGTGATAATGGTTGTAGCCATGTATTTCCCTTAAACAATTACCCAACGAGATCCAGATGCGACAGTCACTGCGTATCCAGAACTAATTGTGATTGGGCCAGCAGACAATCCACTATTGCCTGAAGTTACCGTAATATTCTCCGCTATAGACTGTGAGTTGTAGGCAATAGCCTTAGTAGCAGCAGTACCGAAATACTGTCCACCAGATACTGTCGATGTTGAAACAGCTGTTACTAAACCTTTAGCATTAACTGTAATAACTGGAATAGCTGAGGAAGAACCGAAAGAACCTACGTTTGAGTTAACAGTGGCTAAAGTACCTGTACCTGTGACGTTAGCTGAACCATCAAAACTGCCACTTGTCCAAGTTAAATCCCCTGTCATACCGATTGTACGACCAGTTGTTAACGTAGCAGCTGAACCTGTTGTGTTTTGATTCCACGTGGGAACTGTACCTGTCAAACCAGAGTAAGCTACGTTGGTGGCTGTCGCTGCATTACCTGAGATTGAAATACCCCAAGTACCTGAAGCCCCTGTGCCTGTTAAAGGTGCGTAAGTAGAGGCAGCTGTAGAAGTTGTTAGATAACCAGCTGAGGCATGGTTTCCCCAACCGTAGGCTGTATTCCAGTTAGAGGCATTATTAGTTGTGGAATACCAAGATGAAGCAACGTAAATAGGGTCAGTTTCAGTGTAAGACTGAAGAGCTGAGTCAGCCAAAGCTCCTTGTGCAGCGGTAGCGTAATCAGAGCTTGATGTCGTTGCAGCAGAGCCTAGAACAACACCATTTTTTAAAGTCTTACCTGTAGTACCATCAAATAACGCTACAGCACCGTCTGTCGCTGACGCAGGGCCTGTAACATCACCTGAACCTGAACCCGGGCTTGGAGCGTCTAAGAGATCGTTGTAGCTTCCTGTAAGAGCTACTGTTGCTACATCAGATGTCTGTAAAGCAGTATCAGCTAAAGCCCCTTGAGCAGCCGTGGCAGCACCTAAGCTAGTCAAGGCAGCACCAGCAGTTCTAGCCCCTGTACCGCCTTGTTCAACTGATAGAGGAACCTCTAATCCTTGAAGCTGAGTGATGTCTACGTTAACACCGCTTTTAGCTGCGTTTAAGTTTAGACGAGCCTCAACAATCGTAGTTGCTCCTGTACCCCCTTGAGAGACAGGAATCAGAATGGCGTCAGCCTCAGTTACCCCTGAGAGTGATCCACCAGTACCACGATAGACTGCCATTATTACTCAGCTACCTGTTCTTCTTTAGCAACTGAGGCAGCTTTACCTGTCTTCTTAGCTGCTGTAGGAGCCTTAGCTGGCTCATCAGCTACGAGAACGTAGCCCTCATGACCTTCCATGCTGTCAATATCAACTTTATTAGTGAACTCAATGATGTTCCCACTAATTAAACATTTAAATTTAGCCATTGCATAAACCTTGTTAACACATAGAACAAAGGAGCCACCCTTATGAGGTAGCCCCTTCAGTCTAGCTATTAAGCTGGAACTGCCAAAGCGATAGCGC